TATTTCATCTTGTTTTTTTCGAATTTTTTCCCAAAGTTTTTGAATAATCTTAACGCGTGTTTTCTCTACAAGATCGTCATCCACAAAAATCGTGCCCTGCACTTGAGAAAACATAATAATACCGCGATCGAAATCGATGTTCGCAGTTTTACCATCAGTAGTTACTCCAAAAAAGTTAGTCCAGAGACCTTCTGTGAACCTTCTTTGAAATTTTGTGATCTTTCTTTGAGGACTTGGAGAAAATGTATCGCTAGTAATCAAAATCGGCTGCGTTTCAATAGAACCGTCTCCTCTTTCTTGTAAAACTACTCTGTTCTTTTGCCAGGGCAACCATCGCGCATTACTACCTTTAACTCTAAACCATTTGAATGCGCATTTCCTTAACTTCTTTTGTCGCAGAGTAAAAAACGTTTTTTCAATTTTTGTCTTATTAGGCAGATCATTAAACGCTGTTGACTCATCGCGCGACATAATTACGACTTGTTTTTCTAGTTGTTTTCTTGTGTACTTCCATTCCTTTAGACACGTATTTAGGGGTAAAATTTCATCTACTTCGAATTTATCAGACGAACCATCCCATTCGCAAATTGGTTCAAAATCGGTTGCGACTCTTTCTTCAAAGATTGGACCTCCTATTACTTCAACGGCTAACGGTCTGAAATTATATCTAACTTCTTTGAATCGTTCGTTTATGAATTTACGATTAATCTTTTGCGGAGCCCGCGCTCCTGTTTGAAATTTTTTATAAAAGGAAAGAGAATTATCATTATTCAAAACCACTACTAAAGAATAAAGTTCTAAGAGTTCTTCGAGAGCTTGAACGGCGAACATACCTGAACCCCATCTTACGTTTACAGGCGGTTCTTCGGCATCTATATCGAATACAAAATCCCTTATTCCGGGAAAACCGCTCGGATCTTCAGGAGCTTCTAACGCTCTTACACAACTAAAGATCAGGTCTTTTAACGTCCAGAGACTCTTTTCGCCTTTTAACGTTTCTCTTTTGAAATGACCAAGAGTAGAAACTATAATTCCTCCGTCTTGTTGTGGTAAAAGTACGTTTCTATCAGCAACGACAAAACCCCGTTTTTGCCAGAAGGCTCGAATATCGGTTAATTCTACTTCGATGATGGTTTTTCTTTTCGGAGTTTCTTCGCCAACGATAATTTCTCTAATACCGCCTTCTCCGATAAATATGTCCTTAAGAATAAGCGGTGGTACGCCGGGGTCGTTGAAGAACATTTGCAGATCACCTTTTGCTAAGAAACCCACTCTTTTTGCACCAATTTGTGCAGCACCGCCACCACTAACGATTTGCGCTTGCTGAAAAGGACCTTCTGGTGTAAACTCAGTTTCGCCAGGAACGGTGAAGAAACGTTTTTCGCCTGGATTAATTTTTAACGTACTAGGCGTTCTTGGACCTTGGATATTGAGTTTTTGAAATTTTAATGCTACAAATTGAGCAGAGGGTATTTGTATCTTTCCTTTATCCGGTCTAAGTCCCTGAGATCTAGACATAGAAGAAGCGATGCATCGCTTCCCCTGATATAAAACAACTGGACGTGCCATCTTAAAATCTCCTGGTCGGCCCGCGTTCCTTCAGATCTTTTTCTTCAAATCTTACCTTGATCTTATTGAGGTTCGTTGGTCTGTCTCCTAGAAAGAACGTGAACGTGTAGTCTTTTGCAAATATTCGCGGTACGCCTGGTGCGCTAAATTCAAAAACAAACGGAGGAGATTCGTCTACATCAATTAGATCTCGTAAACGCAATCCTTTAGGTATAGATAGTCTTTTTGGTAATATATTTCTATCTGTCACTTTTACTGTTCCGGTTACAGTAATAATAGCATGCTTTTCTTTACCGATGATCTTAAACGGAGGTCCGCCCATTATTCCAACGAAAGTTACTTCTGGAAAACCTCCGCTAACCGATACCTTCTCTGACCATTCTACCAGCTTCCCTTTCTTTATCGTTTCGGGGTTTTGTATTGTAATAATTCCTGTAACTGAATTGTCCTTTATATTCTCATTTACTTGTCGTTGAGTAACTTGCGGTGTAACAAACTGTTGTATAAATTGGTTAACAAAAGTTAAAGCACTATTGCCTCTTGCAGTAATAGAACGAGTTTCAGTAGTCCCTTCTTTTGTTATAGTTGTATTTTTAGATTCTTCTACATCTACAATACCCGCATTTAGAACTGGACGTTCGGCTACGATAGTAAATGAAAAAGATATATGATTAAATAAAGATCCTTTGGTTTGTTCAACAGCAAGGTTCTCAAATCTCGGTGAGTTGTTATGATCTTTTAATAAAAATTCATGCTTTTGGCCATCTATCGTAAAAGTAACATCTTGGATCGATTGTAGAAGACTCTTTAATGTATTAAAGCTACTTGTAATGGCCGCTGTATCGCCGACAAAGTGACCATTTATAGAAGATCTGTTTGTAATCGCAATCATTTCGCCATTGTTTTTATAATTAAAGGTAACAGAGGGTATAAAAAATGGCGTAATGGAAAAGGTTAAACTTCCTATTGTAAGCGTTGCTGCCATTAGGATAGCCCGAAAAGAATTTCGTTAGCTAATTTATCCGCCTGCGCTTTTAATTCAAAATTAATATTACCTATCTGACCCATTATTTGTCTAGAAGCTCTTCTTAGACCAATCTCTATACCGGGAATAATATCAGCAGCAGCTACATTTACATTAATTTGAATCGGCGGGGTAGAACGTAATACTAGCGGTGTTGAAACTCTTCCTAATGCGCCGACTGGCTGAAGAGAAATACCTCGGCCTATCGCGCCTAAAACTGTACCAATTCCAACAGCGATTCCTTTAATGATATCTAAAAGTGGTTTTATAGCTTCTATGATAGGTTTGATAATAGCTGCGAGAAGTCTAAAAGCACCAACGATAAGAGGCATTAAGCTAATGATGATTTCGAAAACTTCACGAAACAACGGACCGATATCTTGAATCCCTTCAATAAATACCGTTATCCATTTTTGAATTTCTTCTCTGTTGTCAGCTATAAATACTCCTGCTGATTTATAACCATCGATTATGCCCTGAATAAAATCTTGGAACAAAGGAGATTGCGTAATAATCTTACCGACCTCGGCGTTAAAATCTTCCAAAGCAGGTCCTATTTGTTCAGTTTCGCCTACGCTTCCTTTTACAAGCTTCTGAAATAGAGGCTGGATACTGTTAAATTGCGCAACGGTGGCGGTTAGTAACGATTGCTGTTTGTTAGCAATTGTTAATTCTGCTGTAGTTATTCCTAAAGTTGCCGCTTGTTCTCGCCATAACTTTGTTTGATCAATAATAATACCAGCGTTTTTAAGACCTATTGTTTGAAGAGAACCTAAACTCTTTGTTAAAGCTACCAACATTTGATTTACTGGCCTTCCCTCTCTCTGCGCAGCTACAAAAGCGACCTTAGCTAATGTTTCCATTTGTTCTTGCGTAGGCCTCAAACCTTGCGCTAAAGCGACGTTAACTGCTCGCATAACATCTAACTGCGATACCGATCCCGCGACTGCTTTTTGTAGATCTGTCACTTTAATTTCTGCTAAACCAGCTTGTTTAGTAAAAAATCGAAAAGAGTCGCCTACGTCTGCAACTGCTTCTGCGGTAGTTACAAAGCCCGAAAAGGCATTGGTTAATTTTTGAACGGATTGTATCACTAGTTGCATACCTATTTTAGAAAGTTTCACTACGTTAGTTATAGTTTGCATTCGAATAGCGAATTTTCCCGCTTTTCCGATAGCACCGCCAAAGGATGCGCTTAATCTTCTAGAGGAATCCGATACGCCCTTGATTCCTTTTTTAGCAGTATCTAATGAACTCTTGACTGCGGGAATCCCGGTGACATCGAAGTCGATGGTAAGTTTTTCGGCCACTTATCTAACTCCTTTAATTGTGTCTTATTATCAGAAGCTGTCATTTCAGAAATCTTTCTTCTAATTGTAAGAAAGCTTATAAGATCTTCGGAATCTTGATCCATTATCCCCCCCGCTTTAGGCCAGCAAAATTGCATTCCCCATTCGTTGTGACATAAAACATATTTAAGATACATAGCGTAAGCTTCCGCCAACCACTCAAAAGCCGGTATACCAGGTTTGCTCTCTTTTCGTTTTTCTTCATCGGTTTTTGATCTTACCGGATTACCTTGGCTATCTAACCAAAAATTTTTACTAGTTTCGTCCTCTGCCTTGTAGGCCGCGGGAGTCATCAAGTGGACGACTCCCGCTTCAAGTTTTTTAATACATTCTCGCCGGGAATGTGAAATTGTAAATATTCGAACACGCATGATATTAAACTTTTTATTTTTCCCTGATCTAAAAACGAAAACAGCTGCTCGATCTGTTCTCTTGTTCTTTTCTCGGTTTGTCTATCTATGATTAGATCTATACAGTTATTATACAAAGCAGTAGATCCTTTTTCTAAGTCCTTAGATAGTCTTAGAATCCTATCTGCCGCATCGTCTTTATAACCTAGATCTGCATTTGCCGCTTTCAATTTTTTATTTACAGCATCTATTAACTGCGCTCGAGAAGCGAGATCAATAGAGTGTTTGAATATTTCTTGTGACCGCTCGAACCTTTTAAGTTCGATTTTCTGACCGTCCACCGCATAGTTAAAATTATTCATACTGCGAACTTCTCCTTAATGGTTGGAGACGCATCTGACTCCAACGCAAATCTAAAATTTCTAGAAACGTAGGTTTGAAACAGTCCTTCTTCATTATTAGTAACTGAAAATGTAAACTTATCATTCAATTTGAAAACTTGTAAATCGAAAACGATATCTGTATCATCAACAGTAAAAGTTACGTCAACGCTTCCTGTTAGACCGCTACCGCCAACAGCACTCAAAGTAATCGTTCCATCTCCTACTTTTGTACCAGAAGCGACTTTCACTGTTCTTGCTGAATCTGAAAATACATCAACGGTTCGCGTTCCTGCGGTATCCGTGAGATTAACATAAACTTTACCACCATCGGTATTAGTTGAAGTCTCTCCGCTGACTGTAAAGTTTGCTAATTGACCCGAACCATCTCCCGTTTCAGATATCGTTCTGTTAACAGTAAGGTCAATTCCTATATCATTGGATTTGAATAATTGTTTTATAGTAGCGCTATTTAATCCCTCTATTACTTCTCCATTATCTGTTCTTTTTAATATTACGCTAAACTTTTCAGCACCCAGAGTTTCGTTGGTGCATTTTATAGTAATCTCACCGCTAATTACCCATTCTTTTAATACGACTCCATCTATCGTTCCTACTCCAACGTTATCGGGATCTGCTGTCGGAGAACCGTTAGAAGTTGTGTTTACAAGAACATTTTGAGGTACTGTATTATCATTCATAGCATCTGTTAATTCTTGCAATACGCCCGTGTGAGAAGCTGTTATAGCACCGCTCGCGCCAACTGCCTCATCAGGAGTAATATCTACGGTTTCGTCTGTTTTCAAAAAGTCTGCCACATCAGTAAGTAAAAAATCGTCTGTAAATACTGACAAAAATTCATCTCTTATATCTTCAGCGGAACTCGCATTATCTAAAAGTGAAGTGTTAAGAGTATTTTTTGTTTTGAATTCTATCTCGTTGTTTGTAAACAGATCTGAAGATTGCTTCAAGAAATCAATTTGAATTTTAAGATCAACGTTACTCACAGTTGCTGTAACCACTATTATATCTACCGAACCCGATAGTCCTGAGTTGCCAAATTCAGATAAAGTTATCGTTGTACTATCAGCACCATTACCTGTTGCGACTTTTACTGACCTTGCTGAATCTGAAAATACATCTATCGTAGCTTGGCCTGCGCCTGGAGCTTCATCTGTAATTGTTATAAAAAGACCTGCGTCGTCATCGGAATTCACTCCACGCTTTAGTCCGGTAAAGGCCCAAGACGACGTAAATGAGTTGACGTCGTTTTCTATATCAACGACTACTCTGTCTTTCCCTAGCTTCTTCGCAAGTTCATCCGCTACATTAAAAGCTTCTATAAATAGACCAAACTTCTTAAAAAGCACGTCAAACTGATTTTGTGTTTTCGCCAAATTTACCATTTTAAGTTCCTCTTAACTTTTTCAAACAAATTTGTTCCCAATTTTTACTCAATATTTCGTCTTGGTTAACGAAGATGGTTTTGAAACCATATTTGCTAAAATGCCTGCCGCGTATTTCTTCATAATTCTTTGGGTGGTGAAAATTATTATAAACTTCTACTGCGATTTTCTTTCCATCTGTATTTATGAAATCTGGATTCTTGTAACCGATGAGAAATTGTCCGTCGCCAACGTATTTGAAGGGTAGATTGTATTTGTTAATTAACGAGGTTAGTTTTTGTTCAAAGGAGGTGGGGCGTTTGAGTAAATTTTGTAACGCTTTTCTGATGTTACTTTCTCCATTCTCTTTTATGGACAGCCATTTTTTCCTCGCAATAGACATTTTTCTTTTTGTTTCTTCAGAGTGTTTTTTACCCAGACGTAACTTCCGTAACTTTTCCAGATTTTCTGGTTCCGCGCAATATAACCTACGAGAGAGTGACATTTTTCTTTTTGCTTCTTCTGAGAGGATTCTACCTTTGTTTGCAATAGAAATTTTTCGCTTTGTTTCATCAGAATGAATCCTTCCTTTGTTCGCTATTGACATCTTTCTTCTTTCCTCTTCTGTATGAATTCTTCCTTTGTTTGCAATAGAAATTTTTCTTTTTGCTTCTTCTGAGTGTTTGAGTCCCAAATTTAGTTTTCTTAATTTTTCTATGACACTCTCTGGATGGCGTTTTCCAATATGTGCTTTTGACATTTTTCGTTTTGTTTCTTCGGAGCGAGATAAGTCAAGTTCTTTGCCGTGTCGTTTCCACCATTCAGAAATCTTTCTTTTCGTTTCTTCTGTGTGTTTTTTATTTATAAAACTCATCTTATCACAACTCCAGGGACACCTCATAAGGATCTAAAGTTCCATCGAAGAAAGCTTCAAACGCTCCGACAAAAGCATCAAATGTCGGCGCAGAAAATCCTGGTATATCGCTTGGCTGGAAAACTGGATTATTTATTTTCACTTCTAGGATTTTACCACCTGCGGTCCATTTAGCAACAAGATTTGCAAAAGTTACCGCAAGCGCTCTGTCTAGGATAACCCTCATTTCATCGCTGTATCTTGCGGTTAAACTTCCCGTTAATAAAGTCCAGGCATCTTTTATTATTTTTTGAGGCCGATTGGAATTACCAACAAACATTTCGAAAGTGTTTTCTATTATCGTGGAGAATTCTCTTACAGCAAGATCTTTAGATTGTCCATTGTCGGTGACTGTAAGGTCCCAGTGACCGTAAGTCGTAAAATCCGAAGGCTTCGAACCGGCAAACGAGGTTGCCAGTACCGTTAAGTCCTTAGCCTGTACTGTTGCTACCGCCTCGAGTAGTTCTTTTTCTACAGAATTAAATTCCAGCTTTGATACCCAACAATCTGTGAGTCTAAATCTTTCTTGTCCTGTTTCAAGATCGAAGGTAAAGAAATTCGATATAGTTTTTTGCCACGGAAATTGAATTTTATTTATCGTAAGAGTTATATCTGAATCTGTCGTAGAGGGGAAAACATCCAAATCTACTGTACCAGTTAATCCTGAATTGTTTTTCTCCACTAATACCTTTGTTCCCGTACTCGTTGTCGCTGTAACTTCGGCTATTAGGTTTGATTTTGCTGCGTCAGAATATAATTGTATAGTTGTCGATGCTCCACCGTTATCTGTAAGCGTAACATGAATCTTAAAAGTTGAATCTGTGTTAAATAAAGGTCTCACCCCGTTTAGCGTCCAACTTGATAGCTGACTCAGGTTATCTCCGGCTTCGGTTAAATTGGCATCGATGACTGTTGATTTGTCCGTAAGACTTTCTAGAAATAAAGATAAGATTGCTTTGGTTGGATGAAAAGTTAAATCAGCCATTGGTTCTTTTGCTGCTTCTGCTACGCCTTCTTTTCTCTTGAATATCGAACCGTGAGAACCTTGTCCATCCACGTTCGTCTGTTGCGGATTAATCTTAACAACCTTTGTCCAAATAAATTCCGTAGGTTCAACTGCTGTACCTTCTGCGGCTTGCCAAGCTACGCCTACGATTGAATTACAGAAAACCCTTGGATTAGTTAATACAGCTGCCATTGTTTTCTCCTTTTAATTTCATGGTAAGGTAATTTCTTCTTCTACCGGTAATGTTAAAGTACAAAAATGACATAACACTTGCCCAAAGGGAATATGCCCTATTTCTAATAATTGCGTAGTGGGTTCTGAAAGAGTAGGGCATACGGTAAATATAGCTGAGTTATTTCTAAGTTTATCCCTTACTCTTTCAACAAGAATTTCAAAATTCTTTCCAGTTTTTCTTATGTCTTTTAATGAAAGATATCCCTTTATTGTAAATGTATTCACAACTCTAAAGCGTGCGTCATGATCTTCTCTTTGTTCAGGAGTTGCCGACGACCAAACTACGACCCATCCGTTTATGCCGGGTGCGAAAGGAGCGGCGGTTGTTTCGAGTGTCACAAAAAATTCTTTAAGATATGTTTCCCACTCATTTGTCGATCGATCAAAATCCTGAACTTTACCGATACCTACTACTGTTTTAAGTTGAGCTACTATGTTATCTTTTATTGCTTGTATACCCATTATTACCCTGTAAACGTACGAACGGCGTCTTGAAATATTTTTGTTACTTTACGTCTGTTTTTGTCTACCGTATCTTTGAAAAAGTTTTTCGCTTTAAGCCCTACCTTCGAGATCTCTCTAGCAATAAGAAAGGCGAGCTGTCTATTTGCTGTTGCTGGTTTCTTACCTACCTTAGCTTTCGGTTTGATACCTTTTCTTTTAGTCCAAGTTTGTAAAGCTGTGACATTCGGAAAGTGTTTCTTAGCTCCGCCCTCTTGTGCTAATGCATGTATAGCTCCTGCTATAACTTGACCCTTGACTCGTTCTTGCGAAACTGTAGGTCCAAATGCTTTTATGCTATTTCTTAACTGACCGAAGTTTACGAGTTTCTTTCGAGTAACGGTTTTCTTTGTTTCTCCTTCCATCAGAACTAAGACTTTTGTCATTGCTCTCTTCATTGCACCGACAAATAGTCCAGGAGCTGTACCATCTGATATTGGACCTTTTGCAGTAAATTCTACTTTTGCTCTTGCCATTATCTTTCAACCTTTGGATGCCAAATAGTATCCAGACCGTAAAGAAAGCGAGCATCCCAATCTTGATCTTTAGAACCGGGTTTAACGTCTCTATCTATACCCATTCCTTCTTTGTACTTTTCTAAAAAGTCCTGCGCGAGACTTCTGTATTCAGCCACTTTACCAATATAGTTTACAACATCTGCTGGGATAGTCGGATCTGTTGATTCCGCAAATCTTGCAGCGAGTGTAAAAAATGTAAACGCTGCGCTAAGATTTGCAACGGTTTCAAAATGTAAATCTGGTATTGTTGAAGTAGTAATATCAACAGTGTGCACAGACGTAAATTGTACTCGTGCTGTTTGTCCGGTAGAAGGCGTAACGGTTAAAAAACGTAAAACAAAATTCGTACCGTTAAAATATACTGTAAACTCATTTGGTTCTAGAATTGCCGGTTCGCGAGAACCTACCGGAAACTCAATGGTTCTAATAAGAGAAGTTTCAGCATCAAAACCTGTGGGAAGAGCGTAGTCAAATTGGGATGTTACTCCGGCTATATCAGCAAATCTTCTTCTCGGTCTTTCTTTTGAATATTCTTTTACTGCCTCTTTTATAAAGACCGAGAGATCGTTGTCAGTTAGAAAATCAGCTTTGTCCTGAACAAAGCGTCTTACTATATTACGTAAATCTCCAATCGTCGCCATTATGTTTTTCTTGCAACATGTAGACTAAAGGTAAAGCTGGGTGTTGTTCCGGCTATCACATACTTCACCCTTATCCATTTTCCAAAGTTTAATAATTTCAAAGGCGCTGGATTATCGACGGTCGGTACCGTCGAAATCGTTGCGAATGCAGCTGGTAAATCAAAAAAATTAACCAGATCCGGTGAAGTTTGAACTTTTATATCCAGCGTTGGCGTAGTTCCCGAGACTGCTGTTACACGAACGAACAACAAAGCCTCAATTGCTTCATCAACCCTAAACACGTTTGTGGTGCCGCCCGTCGAGCGGGCTTGCAACGGTAACATCTCATCAATAATAGTGAGATGTTCATTTCCAGCGCCCATAGGTTACCTCCTAGTTTCGCAGTATTTTATGTTAATTCGTACTCTAACACCAGCAGCATATCTGGCATGTTAAGACCCGAACCAGCTACGAACTTTTCATAAGACAAAACTTCGTCTTTTGCTACTGCAGCATTTGAAATAGTGCCTAAACTCTTTTCGTCAAAAGCGACGCCGTCAACTCCAGCAACGAATATAAGAGAAGCAAGCACAACTACACCCGAACCATCGAGTGCTTTATTCTTTATTCTAACGCCGAAGTTGTTCGTATCGTTTCCGGTTATAGCCGCTTGTGGAACGGCACTTATCTTTTTCATAGAAAGAGCGTTCTGCGCAACGGTTACCGGAACTTCCTTTACGTTACTACCCGTTATTGCGGGTACTAAATGTGTTTCGATAAACCTATTTCCAGGTATATCAGCTAATAGTGTTTTTCCCATTTCGTTCTCCTTAATTGCGTTCTAGTTTAATAAGGTATTTGGGTGGAATAATTCCACCCAAATACTTCTGGTATAGAAGGTTACTAAGCTACTATTCCTCCGAATAGGCCTCTGAAATCAACCACCGCTCCACCGTATTCGTGCCTTACTTTGTAGGTCATCTTGTCTGCAGTGAAGACTGAACCGGTTGTCGGATCGTCTTGTAGTAAAACTTCCGGTGTTTCCTGTCCGTTGAAGAATCCGATCTCGATTGTTTCGACATCGTTTGGCGAAGCAGAAAAGAAGTAATCATTTACATCCGTTAAAAACGGTGATGCGATTACTTCGAACTGGTTAAAGAAAACGTTTATGTCGTTATTCTGCGTTCCCGGTACCAGTTCTGAACGTCTAAGCGTTTCTGCTGTTGCCGCAAGATCCGGTGGCACTATTAGAAACTTTGGCCTTAGTCCTATTGGATCGTTAGACTCTTTTTCTTGCTGTTTCATCATTGTGATGAACGCGTTGTCTAATTGAGCAAAAGACAAAGCAGCAGTAGAAATATTGCTTCCATGCGCTGCGTTGAAAAGAGCTACGCCATCGAAGATAAGCGGATTGGTAGAAAGAAACGCAAAAACAAATTTGTTCAGCGTTCTCCAGGCGGCTCTCGCCAGTCTCATCGGAAACTGTCTTATTAACCTCAGATCGTCATTGATGATTGATCGTCTTGTAACTGTGATTACTCCGCCCCTTGTATCTGGCGTATAGGTTGCTCTCTCATCACTCGGATTTGCAAATTCTGGGAATGTTCCTTCATCTGGTACTATTGTAAGATCTCCAAAACCACCGAAGCGTACTAGCTCTTGTAGTTTGAAATCTTTTACAGGAACTATGGTAACAAACTTTCTCCAATCCATATCCATGAATTTGTAAAGCTTTGTCAACCTTCGATTGAACGAAGTTCCAAGAGCAAACGAGAAAGAAGCAACGCTCAAGCCTTCGAGCATTCTCTTATGAACTGCTTCGCTCATTCTACCCGTAACATCTTTGTCATCGGTGTAAAATGTGTAAGCTTCTCTTGGGCCTCTAAAGGGTTTTATCCCTTTGTATTGACTCTTTTCGCTTTCATCAGGTTCATGTCCGATCATAAGATCAAGAGAAAGCTGTGCTCTTTCAAAATCTGTACGAACTGATATGTTTTTTGCCTGTGAATCTAGACCCGTTATCTGACCAGATTCAGTCATCTTAGCCAGTACGTCTTTTTCAGCGTTTATTACTTCTTGCAGCTCTTCTTCTGTGAAGATTTTACCTGCAAACTGTTTTGCCAGTTTTTCTTTAACAGGTACCGGCAGAGTCTCTTGTGAAATTTTTGTTTCAAGCAAGGTCTTGCAAACCTGCTTTCTAAGAGCTTCTACTT